GTTCCACGGCTGCGAGAACAGGACGACCTTCGAGTCGGTGTTCGCGAGGATGTCCTCCACGTTGTGGATCGCGTCGTCGATGTAAATGTCCGGCGTCGGGCTCACCTGGCTCTTCCGCTGTCCGTGTGACTGGATGTTGAGTCCGGCGAGTGGCGCCTTGTCGAACATCGTCGCGAGCCACACGATCGTGTCGTGCACGGCTTGCTTCGGCCGCGCCGTGATGGCGACGACGTCACCCAGCTCGTTCAGGGCTTGGATTCCCTCGATCGCGCCACCGACGACGTGTCCGTACCGGAACAGGCCGTTGTACACGCCCTCGTCGTACAGCCACCTGAAGTCCTCGGCCGACACGGCGTTCTCAACCGCGTCCCATGTCGCCGACGGCTCGAACAGCACGGCGGGCACCAGCTCACCGCGGTCCTCGATCCGGCGGCGCAGCATGTACCGCGCCGTCCGGTCGTAGTGGTAGCAGACCCCGTCGAGGTCGAGCCCGATGATGAAGTCGATCAGGTCGATCATCCGAGCCCCCGGTTACCCGCAGCGATCCGCACCAGGTCGGCCAGCTCGTCGAGGTTCGTCGCGACGATGTCGAGGTCCGCGTCAAGCGTCGGGATGTGCCGCTCGCTCTCGTGCGTGTCGGAGCCGCCGAAGCCCGGCCTCGTGATGCGCCACACCTCGCCGCCCCGGTCGTGGATGTACTGCGCCTCGTTCGGGAACCGCACGTCGGTCACCACGACGTTGCTCGCGATGATCGCTCCGGGGTTCCACGTCGCCACCTCGTGCAGCTTCACGTCGAGCGCCGCGACGAACGCCTCGGCCCCGAACACCTGGCGGACGCCCTGCGTTCCGAGGTGCTGGAGGAACAGGCGGAAGTCCTCGGCCTCCTTTGCAGCCTCGTACCCAAGCTCCTCGATCAGGTCCGCGTACCGGACGTACGTCTGTCCGCTGAACTCGGTCCCGTCTAGCGTATCGAGCACTGCGGGCGCGTCGCCCACGTAGATGTACGGGTCGGCACCGTACGCCAACTCACGTAGCGCGTCAGCGAACGCGACCCTCGTCTCGAATCCGAACTCGGCGGCGAGGATGTTCGCGGTGCTGTCCTTGCCGCTACGTTTGAATCCTGCAAGTCCGATCAGCATTTACTCTCCTCCTATGAGCCGCAGTGGCGGCCCCCACACGTTCGGCCCGAGCACTCCGTGCACCGGCCGGTACGCAACTTCCACCTCACCGTCCGTCCACTCCGTGACGAGCACCTGCATCTCGTCGTCCTCGAACACGCGCGTACTACGCACGCGCGCGGGCGCGGGTGACTCCGGGTCCTTTGCGAACGGGTCTAGCGGTCGAGACACGGTGCCTCCTTCACATGTACTGCCCGCCAGCGGGCACCTCGAACTCCTCCATGTCGTCGTTCGACGTCGCGCGCTCCTTCATCCGCTTGAGCAGCGCAAGCGTCTCGGCGTAGTCGTCGCCGAGGATCACGACGCCGGTGACCAGCTCCTTGAGGTGCGCGAGCGACAGCCCCTCGGTGTCGCGCGCCCACCGCTCGATGTCCACCTCGTCTTCGGGCTTCACGAGCGTTCGCAGGTACATCGCGCGCGCCTTCTCGGCGGGGTGCGCGATCTTGTACCGGCGGTCGAACCGGCTGGGCCGGTTGACGATGCGGTCGCCGAGCTTCTGTGGGTAGTTCGTCGTCGCGAGGAACACGACCTTGTCCACCAGTTCGATCCCGTCGAGCAGGTTGAGAATCTTCGTCTCGTTGCTGCGGTCGAGGATCGAGTCGAGGTCCTCCATCAGGACGACGATCGGCGTGTCGGGCTGAATCTGACGGAACAGCCGGTACGCGGTGACGAACTGACCGGGGTCGCCGAAGATGAGCACGATCCCGCCACGCGCCGTGACGTCGCGCGCGATCAGCTGAAGCGTGCAGCTCTTGCCGGAGCCGGGAGGGCCCCAGAGCAGGATGCCCCGCTTGTACGGGATGTCGTGCGCGCGGAACGACGCCTCGCGCGTCCAGAACCGCTCGATCTCATCGACGACCAGCTCGTTCGGTGTGTCGGGGAACCGGAGCAGCTCGTCGTCACGCGCATCGACCGGCGAGAAGAACAGGCCCACCGGCGTCGGCGTGATGTCGTAGATGCCCGGAGGCAGCTGGTCCACGGTGGCCGAGTCGGACGTCGCTCCGAAGTACCCCTCGTTGTTCACCCAGCGGACAGGCTTGCCCATCGGTTACCACCCTTCCGCGTCGCGGTCGGCGACGAATAGCGGTGCGGTGACGGTGATGCCGTGCTCCGGCGTCACCACGGCGAGGAACTGTTGCGCGGGCTCCGGCGCGAACTGGCCGTCACTCGCGTACTCGTCGTACCCCTTCACGGACCCGTTCATGATGAAGCCCTGCGTGTACGCGGGCACGAACTGGTGGAAGTGGCCGTACAGCGCCGTCTTGAACGGACGGCCCTGCTCCTGTCGCTTCTTCGTCTTGCGCAGCGTGCCGCGCTTCACCGGCCCGATGCTGCCGATCTCCGACGTGCCGTTGAACCGCAGGTTGTCGCCGTGCTCCACGGAGAACACGCTGCCGTAGACGGCGAAGTCCACGTCGGTGCTCTCGGGGATGTCGAACGTCACGCGGTCATCGCCCTGGAACTCGCGCGCGGTGAACTTCGCGATCAACGTGTCGGCGTTGTTCTCGCTCCGCTTCTTGTGCCGAGGCTTCTTCGAGTTGCGGCCGTGGTTGCCCGGCACGGACACGACGTGCACCTTGCCGAACTCCTCGCGCAGCATCTCGATACCGGACACCATCCACGGGACGGTCACGTAAATCGACTCCAACGTCGAGCACTCGTTCGTCTCGATCAGCTCGTCGTGGATGTCGCCGGAGACGAGGTCGCCGCCGAGCACCAGCACGATTCCGTCGTACCGAACGCCCGCGAGGTAGTTGCGGGCGACGCGCACCGTGCGCGCGAAGAAACGGCGCGTGCGCATCTCGGCGATCTTCAGGTTGTACTTGTTGTAGCCGCCCAGCTCCGCGGGGTTCACGACCTCACCGGAGTGCAGGTCGGAAATCATCGACAGGAGCGTGCCGCGGTGCACCTCGTTCTTCTTCTCGACGCGCGGGAGCAGCCACTCGGGCTTCACGCGCAGCGGCTCGGACAGGACCGCGATCTGCTGGCGCGCGGCGTCGCGCTCTTCCTCGACCTCGGCCAGCTCGGCCTTCGCGCCCTTCAGCTCACGCTTCGCGGCGGTCGTCGCGGCCTGCGCGGACAGGAGCTTGCGCTCCAGCGCTGCCTCGGCCTTCGCCTCCGGCGTCTGCGCTTCCTTGCGCGAGCGCTGGGTCTTATCCAGCTCCTTGCACGCGCGGTCGTGGAACTTCTGGAGACGGTTCTTCGGCGTGAACTCCACGCCGCAACCCTCGCGCGCGCATGTGATCGAGTCTGGCATGACTTACTCCTTGTCGAGGTCGATGCCGCGCACCACATACGCGCGGCGTGTATCCACTCGCGTCGCCTCGACCGGGTAGCGTCGCCGGAGCCACTGGAGCAGCTCCTTCTCACCGGCGGGCAAGACGATGTCGGCGTTTCGTGCTTCCCGAACGACTTCGATCGGGATGATCGTAAGGTTGCCGTCCTGCGCGGTGCAGATCGGGCGGCTGTTCCGGTCCATCATGCCCTCGGCGTGCCGTAGGGCGTCGATCCACGGGTCCGCGGAGTCGGCGCGGGTCGCGCCGAGCGCGTCGAAGTCGGGGCCGGTCGGCGTGTCGTCCATGCCGAGGTACTGGCGGAATCCGAGCCAGGCGGTCCACCCGGCGTCGATGAATCCCATGGTCTGGCGGAACCGGTCCGGGAGCGACGGGTCGCCGACTTCAGCGACGCGAAACGCGGCCGGTGGGATGCCTGCAAGGTACGTCAGGAACGTATCGCCGAGCCCGGTCGTGCGCGCGCTGCGCATGCGCCCGCGCGTGAGGCGGGTATCGCCCCGCAGGTAGTCGTACGCGTTCTTGTTTCGGGCCTCGGGATTCAGCTCCAGGTACACGAGCCGGTCGCGCAGGGACGTCTCCGACGTGCCCATCTCGCCCGACACGATGATCCCGGCCCACGTGGTGATCTCGGTCAGCTCGGTCGCGTTGTTCGACATGCCGCCCTTGAGGGACTGCTGCCCGTTGTACGCGTCGCGGAGCACCTGCCGGAGCCGCTCCATCGAGTCCACCCGAGCGCCGGTCCGGTACTCGTCGAACCAGACCGGGAACCCGATGACCGACGACACGAGCGAGTCCACCCCGAACGGGGTCGTCGTCGTGAGGTTGGCGCCGATGTCGAACCCGAAGGAATCGAGCACGGTCTGGATCAGGTGCGTCTTGCCCGAGCCCGACTCGCCCGCCACGAACAGCGGCGGCGCTGGGGCCCGCTCCCCGCGGAGCAGGGTGGCCGTCAGCCACCCGAGGATGATCGCCATCGTGCCGGGATCGTTGAGACGTTCGAGCGCCTTGATAGCGCGCAGCTCGTACGGCCCTTGGACGATGTGCAGCTTGTCGGCCAGCGACGCGTCGCCGCGCGACGGCGCCATGTACCGGACGCGATCGTTGCCGATCGTCGGCTGGCCGGGGATC